GGACCGAAGGCCACGCCCCGGCGAAGCGCCGGCGCATCCCCTCGAGGTAGTCCGCGACGCCGTCCGCGAGCGTCGCTAACGCCATGAAGTGCGTCTGCGGGTGCGGCGGATCGAACACGCAGCGGAAGCCGTCGGGGTGCGGTCGGATCTCGCGGACGCCGTCGGTGATCTGCGGCGCGACCGGAAGGATCTCCCACGTCCCGCGCAGCATCGTAAACGGCCGACCCTTGCGGCGCTTCTTGTTCCCGATGTTGTAGTTCCAGCACGCTTGTCCGTCCGCCGTCTCGATCGACCACTGCGAGACGAGGACGATAACCGAGGACCATCCGAGCGACGGATCGATCCGATGGATCTCCGTTGCGAGCTCCGCGCCGGTGATCGCGGTCCGTCTCGCGGGGACGAACAGAGGATCGGTGATCATGCTGCCACCATCACAGGCCGCTCTCGGACCACGACGACTTTCGTCGCGTAGTCCAAGTGCGCGTCATTGTGTTGCGGCCTCAACCCTTGTTGGATCCACGTGCCGTTGCGATCGCGCCATCCGCGGATCTTCCCCGCCCCCTTCGGTGTCGGTCCGATCCAAAGCTTGCCGAAGTTCGCCACGGGTTTCGTTCGGTCCCATCCCGCGAGCGCGCGCCAGCAAAGCGCATCGTGCCAGCGGAGCCACTCGAGGGAGGCCATGTTCCGGCGGATGCGGATCTCGTACGCCTTCGAGGTCTCGCCCTCGAGGCGCGGATCATCGCGTCGGAGTTTCGCATCGGGGAGGGTCACCGGATCGATCCGAAACCCGATCCGGTCAAGGGCCGTCACATCGTCGAACGTCGGGAGAGCGCCCCCCAGGGCGCGCGCGACCTCGAGCGCATCGCGGGCGCTCCATTGCCCGGAGGTCCCCGTCTCTTGGTCGTGGACGGGGACCGCGACGATCTCTCGCCGGCCGGGGAACGGGAGCCAGAGACCATCGCGGACGAAGGCCGCGGCGATCTTCGATCGGTAGATCGTCACGGGAAGCGGAGCCTCACGTTCGCGATCTGCACAGTGGTCCCCGCGAGGATATCGCCCGAGTTCGACCCGATCGCGACGTCCGTGGACGCGAGGCAGATCCGCTGCACTGCGGTCCCCGTCCCGGTGAGGACGACGGCCGCCCCGCCCGGGGTCAAGGACAGTTCCAACGTCGAGCCCGAAGGGGCGCGGACGTAGTACGTCGTATCCTGGGAAAGGCCCGTCGTAAGGACGCCCCCCGGTTCGGCGAAGACGCGAACCGCAGTGCTCGCGGACCAGCCGTGCGCGGCGTTCGTGGTGAGGACGTTCCCCGAGTTCGTGTAGCTGAACGATCCGCCGCAGGAGAGGTGGAGTACGCCGGTCGTTCCGTCGGACTGCGTCAACCTCGCGTGCGACGGCGTTCCGCCCGATGCGGCGACGGCGGACCCGACGGCGTTCGCCGTCGCGACCTTCGACGCGGCCGCGGCGAACGCCGTCGCGGACATCGTGTGCTCCGACACGAGGGTCCCCGAGGCCGCGGCGTCGGGCCCGTTGTCGGTCCCGGCGCGCAATTGCAGGCGTCCGTTGTTCGCGTTCGCGAGGATGTTGTCCAGCGCGGCGTTGGCGCGAGTCGTGGCGAGAACTACGGTCATGTCCCGATCCATCCTGTTGACGTCGCGTCAACTTCGAAAGAGCCCTCGTGATCGTCGATCCAGACGCCCCCGGCGTCCAGTGCGAAGAGCCGCAGATCGTAGCGCCCACCGACGGGGAAATCAGTTCCGTCGGGGGCGAACACGCGGAGGCCCGAGACGGACCCCGCGACCGCGATCACCGATGTAAGTTCCCACTCCGCGATCGTCCCGTCCGAGCGCCGGACACGAGCGACGAGACGCGTCGCCGTCGGGGCCGCGGCGCTCGAGGTCCTGAGTTCGAAGCGTGCGTACTTCGGCGCGCGGTCCCCGATCCGGATCACGGGTCCGGACCCCGGAGAGGCTTGTTTCTACGGCCGCGGACACGGACGCCAGCGGCGACGAGGCCGATCGAGATCGCCGCGAGGACGATCTCCCAGTTCTCCCCGAGCGAAGCGAGGGTGTTCATCGGTCGCACCCCGTCTTGTCCTCTACGACGAGACAGAGCAGTGCGCCGACTTTCGCCCACGCGAGGTCCAAGAGGACCATCGTAGCCTCGAGCCGTTCGCGGACGGCCGCGCCCTCCGCCGGGGGCAAGGATCGGGAGCACTCCTTTACCGCGGACTCCAGTTGAAGGATCGCCGGTCGCGCGGCGTCCAGGCCGTCGCGGACGTCCTCGAGGCCCCTCGAGAGACCGGCCGCGCCGGCGCACCCCGAGAGTCCGAGGACGAGGAGCAGCGGCAACGTCGGGCCCGGGGGCACGGACGGTTTCGCCGTCGCACTCTTGAGGGCCCTCGAGGCTTCCTCCCGGGCTTCCTTCTCGGGGAGCTCCAGAACGGAGAGGGCGAGCCGCTGGACGGCCTCGCGCCACGAGGACGCACTGGACGCGGTGAGTGCGAGCGGGAGGATCTTCCCGAGGACGTCCGCCGCGCGCTCGTACCCGAGCCGTCGAAGGATGAGGATCGCGACGTTCCCGAGGGCGACGGCGACCAGGATCGCGAGAGTGAGATCGGAAACCATGGCCCCGAGGGTATCACACCGGGGCCGGGCCGGCGATCACGTTCAATGTGATCGTCGCGTCCAGCAACGTCGCGACCGATACCGCGTCGATCGGAATATTCGCCACGGCCCACGGGGCGGCCGGTGAGAGGGTCTTCCGGAGGCGGATCTCTTGGATCTCGGGGACCCCGTTCGCCGCGCAGATCGCCGCGAACCGGGAATAATAGACGTCCCGCCCGGGCCGCTGCGTCGCCTGGACATCGGCGAGGATCGCCGCTTTGAGGGCCGCGGCGGAGTACCCCGCGGCGGACCATCCGAAGATCTCGACCTCGAAGGGGACCTCCAGGGCGCGGATCGCCCCTCCGGCGATGCCACCTTGGCGCGAGTCCACGAGCGCCGCGGCGAGATCGTCAGGGTCCGCGCTCGCCCCCGGGCCGTCCCAATAGATGATCTGCCACGTCCGGCCCGGGAGGCCCGTCGCGGGGTCCTTGACGTCTAGGAGGTTCTCCCGGAATCGCACGGAGAGGACCCCGGGGACCTCGAGAAACCGCTGTTCCGTCGCTTTCGGGATCACGGCCGCGGGCCGAAACAGGTCGGCCAACCGCAGTTGTCGGAGTTCTTCGTCCGTCGCCTCCGCCCGGCCCAGTGTCGCGGCGCCGGGGTTCGACGCCGCGGACCATCCGGCCGTCGGGGTCGCGATCGTCGTGAGCGTCGTAGGGTTCGCCGGGACAGGCCCTTCGGCGACGGCCTCGAAGATCAGCGGGTACGTCGCCGAAGGACCGACGGGCGCGGTGAACGACGAGACGAGACGAAAGAGGACCGCCGGGTCCGATCCGGTCACGCGGACCTGAGACGACAGGGCCGCGAGGGACGTCCCGCCCGCAAGGGTACAGTCGACGGTGACCGTCGATCGCGTCGCCGCGCGGCGAAGGGTCCCCGTGATCCGTGAGATCCGTTCGAGGCCCGCCCCTTCGGCGTCTCGAGGATCGTTCTCCCAAGCGGCGTCCTGTAGGGTCTCCCATGCCTCCCTTGCATGGGACGCGACGATCGCGTTCATCGTCCCGAGAACGCTATCGGTGTCGTTCGCGAGGAGCGGATCGATCGCCGCGCGTTGCTCCGCGCCGATCGCGTCGCGGATCTCTTCGAGTGTCGGGATCTGCAGCCCGGTAGGATCGATGTACGTCACGTGACGGCCTCCGCGTTGAACCCCGAGCGTACCACGATGTCCGGTCCGCCGCGCGTCGACACGCGGAAGGTGACGCGAAGTTCGCGCCCGACGAGCGCCGCGGAGAACTCGAGGATCTCACGGACGCCGGGCGTCTCGAGGATCACGCGACGGAGGATCGCACGTGCGACGGCCGCGGACCCGCGTCGCCCGACGATGCGCTCCGCGTAGGGGATCCCGTCGTCGAGATCGAGGAAGTTCTCCCCGCGCCATCGTGAGAGGCGGATCCGAAGACGTTGCGCGATCGCCTCGACTCCGCCGATGATCCTCGGGGGGACCTCGAGATCGCCATCGGGGGCCAATGCCAGATCCTTGATCGGCAGTAGATCGACATCGGCGACGCCGGACGCGTCCGCGATCGAGCTCGGCGGTTCGATCGTGTAGCTCCATTCGATCGTCATGGGACCACCTTCACCCTTGTCGAGTTCACGTCCGCGGGGACGTACGCGGACCCGTAGGTCACCGGACCCCCGCCGTTCGGGGCGTTGGCACTGTTGAGGGCCGCGGCGATCTTGTCGAGCTCCCCGCGGACGGCCTCCGCGATCGCGACATGAAACGACGCCGTCGCGCCGAGCTTGATCGTATCGGCGTCAAGGATCATCGTGTCCGGTTCCGTCGCGACGTCCAGGCTTTCCGTGTCCGGATAGAGGCCCGGGATGAACACCGCGCTGGTCGGATGGTGCATCCTTAGATCCTCGGATCCGGTGACGTCGCCGGACTGCATCCACCCATGGATCGGCACGTCGAAGAACAACAGAAGGCCCTTCGTGCCCGGTTCGATGTCGACAACGATCCGCGCCCCTTGCGTCCTCAGCAAGAGGACGGGGACCGCCGGGAGAATCGGGACCTCGAGGTCACGATCGATCGTCCCGTCCTCGCGAGGCGACCAGCGCGTGACGCCGGGGCGGACGTCCGCCTTTCGCGCCGCGGGGTCGTAGCTCACGACCTCACCGACGGAGGCCGTGAATATGTCCCGGATCCGGGACTCGATCGCGCGCTCGATGACGTCGGCGAAGTCCGTGGCCATGTCAGTAGGGCTCCCCTGTGAGGTCGATCTCCCACTCCGCGCCGTGCGAGTCGCCCTTGTGCACGGTCTTCGTGATCCGATACTGCCCCCGAAGCGTTTCGGAGTCCACGACCACGAGACGCCCGGGGAAAACGTCCGGCTGCAACAGGCAACGGATCGAGGCCTCTCGCTTCGCGTTGGCGCTCGGCGCGCCGATCAGTCCGGTCTCCGGAGTGAGCTCCACGGCCGTTCCCTCGAGGGCCTTGCCGATCTCGAGGATCTGAAGCGCGCCATCCTGGACGCTCCACTCTAGGCCCAACGATCGACAGACTGCGGTCATCTCCCGACGAGCGGGGCCGAAGATCACGCCCCCGGCGGGGAACAACTTCTTCGAGGCCACGAGGGCCGCGGCCGCGTCGACGTTCCCGGGATCCACGCCAAGGGCCTTGACGATCGCACGGAGGCCCGCGTCCGCGGCCGTCCCGGGGGCGAACGCAACGGCCGCGCGGGCCTTCCTGGTTTCGGCCTCTCCGTCACCGGCGCTCGCTTCGGTGACCCAACCGAGGCCGTCCTCCGTCGGCTTCGATCGGATGTCGCGGACCCTTCCGAGGAAGATCGTCGAGACCCCTTCGCGGTAGCCCGCATCGATCTGGATCGGCGCGCCCGTGAGACCCTCGAGGATCCTTCGGCGGCCGGGGGCGAGCCCCCAGACGCGTACCGCGGCCTTGTTCGCGGCCGGCGTAAGGGATCGTTCCACGACGAACGCGCACCGAAGATCCTCGATCAAAGTCTGGTTGATCATCACGGCGTACCGTCGCAGGAATTGCCGGATCACGGGGACGCCTCGATCTCCGCGAAGGTCGCATAGACGAGCGACACCGATCGTCCGAGGTCCCGCAGTCGCGGGCGTCCGTCCGTCGGTCCGGAGAACGTGAGTACCCCTTCGCGTAGACGCAGTGCGTTCGCGGTATCCACGGCGATCGAAGATCCGACGAGGGCCTTTTGCCCTCGGATGATCGGGACGTTCGTCACCGCGTCGAACACCGACACCGCGAAGCGATCGGCCTTGCCTAGGTAGTCCAGTTCGATCCGAAAGTCTCGCCCCTCGAGGCGGACCACAGTCGACAGCAACGGAGAATCCGCGGGGAGCGCGAAACGGATCATAGTCCTAGGAAGGCCTTCCCGGCGGCGATCGCCTTATTCGCCGCGGCCTTCGCGTCCGAGATCAAGGCCTCTTGCGCTGGCACTGGTGTCCCGTCCTTCTTCGGGTCGCTCGCCGGGGCCTTGCCCTGGACTTTCTTGGACTGCGCTCGCGGTTCCGCCGGCCGCGGCGCGGAGATCACCGACGTTGTCGCGGTCTTGATCTCGACGAACGAGAGCCGGAAGATCCCCTTCCCTCCCGAGTTCGGGGGCCTGTTGAGCTGGACGCTGGCGAGGACCATCGAGGGAAACTCGAGAGTCGACGTGATCACCGTGCACGTCGTGCGCTCCCTTCGGAGGCGATCGAGCCGCTCATGCATCTCCGTCACAAGCGATCGTTGCGGCGCGCCGGAGACGCGCGGCGCGAGCACTTGCAAGGTGCCGCGGCCCTTCACCGGGATCGAGACGATCCCGCGTTGACCGTCGCCGTAGAAATTGGAATCGGAGGGGGTCTCCGTGACGAGGACCTCCGCGGAGATCTGGATCGGATCGACTCGAATGTCGTCGGTCACGGGCGCGCCGCGTTCGACGGGGTTCGCCGATACGGCCGCCGGAAGGACGGAGTCTTCCATCAGCGTGGCGTCGAAGCCGACGTCATCGAGCTCCGCGTCGGGGAGGATTACAAGGGTACTCACGCGGTCGCCTCGAGTTGCGAGAGTGCGGCCTCGTTGGCGTCATCGATCCCCGCGCGGATGTCGCCCCGAGCGAACGGCCCTTCGGTGTTGATCGTCTGGTTGATCGTCTGGTTGATCGTCGGGCCCGTCGTCCCCGTGGACGCGAACAGGGCGGACGCGGGTCCGGCGAGGGCCCGCGCGGCCGTCCCGAAGACCCCGGGGGCCGCGACGGTGGGTGATCCGTCCGCGTTGACGGACTGTCCCGAGAGATCGCCTCGAGGCCCGCCGAGGAAGTCCAACGATGGCACCTTGATCGCGCCGGCGAGGGCCTCGGAGAAGGCTTTCCCGATGTCCCCGGCGATCCCTACGACCCCTTCCGAGGTCGAATTCCGGAGCGTGTCCAGGAAGCGTTTCCCCGCGTCGATCGCCGCGGTTGCGAAGTACACCGGCAACCCTAGGATCGCGGACTTCACGGACTCGACAAAGGTGATGATCGACTTCTGTCCCGAGGTCGCGATCCCGTTCGCCGCGGCGTCGTAAGCGTCGCGGACCCCCTGGGGGATCTCATCGGCGAAGAGCGTAACGATCGAGGCGCCCATCTCGGAGAACGCCTCTCCGAAGGCCTCCGCCGGGCCCTTGTCCCTCATGCGCTCCTGTAGTTGTTCGAGGTCCGCGCGGATCGCGGCGAAGACACTGGCCCCGGTCCCCTTGCCGAACAGCGTATCCAGCAAGTCCTTCGATACGGCGTCTCCGCCCTTGAGGGCGACGACGAGATCATCGACGACCAGGTAGGCCGCCGTCAGTAGCGCGACCAATGGGAGCCACGGCGCGAGCATCTGCAGTCCCGCGATCGCGCCCGCTGTACCGAGGATCCCGAGGACGATCTTCAGGCGGTCCGCGCCGCGCTCGCCCTTCGTGAACGCGGAGACGGTTTCGCCGATCTTCGTCGCGACCATCTCGAGCGCGGGGAAGAGTTCCCGCGCCAGCGCGCCCTTCACGGCGAGCGTGCGAACGTTCCATCGCACCATGGCGTCGTCGTAGTCATTGATCGATCGGATCGCGTCCTCCGTGAGTCCACCGCCGAGCCGTTCGAGCTCCCCGAGCAGGGAGTCTAGTCCCTCCGCCCCGCCGGCGAACATCGGAGCGAGTTTCACTCCGGGCTTGCCGAGGGCTTCGAGCGCGCGCTTCGTGCGCTCCGACGGATCCTTGATCTTGCCGATCGCGAGGCCGACCTCCCGAAAGAGCTGCGCCGTGGGCTTCGCGTTGCCCGAAGCGTCCTCCGTCGCGACCCCGAGCGTACGGAACACATCGGCGCCGGCCTCCGCGTTCTGTTGCAGCTTCACGAGGCCGCGCGAGAGATCTTCGCCGCTGGACCCCGAGAGGTTCGCCGCGAGGCCCCACTGTTGGAGCTCGCGCGTAGAGAGGCCCAGTTGATCCGACGTGTCCTGAAGTTGCGTCGCCTGTTGAACGAGGCCGTCCACGAAGGAACGGGCCCCCTGGACGATCTCGGCGGAGCTGTAGAACTTCGCGTACCCCTTCAGCTGATCCGCAAGCTTGTCGACGGCCTTCCCGCCCGCGGCGATCTTGGCCGTAGGGATCTGGACGTCGAAGACTGCGAGGAGTTCACGAAGGGCCATGACGGTCGAATGCGAGGGCGATCTCTGCGTAGTCTAGCACGTCCGAGAGGGACCAGTCTCTCTCGACCTCCGTCAGTGTCGCGCGGCGGTCCCAGACCGGACGCCAGATCCACCAGTCGATCGCCTCGGGGAGAGAGATCCGGGACGCGCCCTTCGGCGTCGGAAGGTGCGCGGCGCGATGGACGATCTCTACTCCCCGGCGAGAAAATCCAGGACGTTGATCCGGATCAGGAGCTCCATGAGGGCCGCGGAGTCCTTGAAGCTCACGAGGTCGCCCTGTGTCAGTGGACGCCACGCGGACGCGACGGGGGCCCCTTCGTCGGTCTTCGCGACGAGTTCGACCTCCGATGCCGCGACCGCGAGATCGAAGATCTTCAGGAACGTCTCTTCGGGGAGCGCCCCGAGGGCGACGCCCCCGCCGGCCCCCGCGGGGGCGTTCGCGGAGACGAGCCGACGAAAGAGATCGGCCGCGTCGCGCGCGCCCAGTTGCTTCATTCGGACGCTCGCCCCACCGGGTAGCGTCGCCGTTGCCGTCGTCCTCATAGCGCGGTGTCCTGAATCTCACCGACCGCTTCGAAGGTCCACACGCGATCGGTGGTCTCGGCGGTCGCGGTCCGGGTCGGCTCGAGCGCGAGCGTCGCCCGTCCGACGAATTTCTCCGTTGGGGTGATCACCGAACACGGGAGCTGAACGACCCCGGGGACCTTCGCGATCGCGGAGAGGATCACGGAGAACAGGGCCCCTTGCATCAGGGTCAGTTCGATCCGGTAGCTCCGCTGATTCGCGGGGGCGTTGCTGTGCACCACGACGCCCCCCTTGACGTCGACGTCCTTCGTGATCCTCTCACCGGCCGGTGTGATCGTGACGAAGCCGCCCTTGCCCGCTTCGGTGCACAGGCCCCCGAAGAAAAAAGTCGACTGTCGTAGGTCGTACGTTTTCGCGGTGGTCATACGCCGATCTTCCCTTCGATTCGCGCCGTGTGGATCGCGCCGGCGAAGCGCGCGGAGAACGTCAGCCCCCGAAGGTCACGGTTCGCGCGGTCCGTGGGACTCGTCGCGGAGAGCGCCGGCGCAGTGACGATCGGGCCCTCGGAGAGAAGGTTGCCCTGGTCGTCGTACTCTGCCCCCGCGAGGGCCCGCGCGGGGTCCGTCTCCGTCGCGGTGTTCTCGAGGAGGACCCCCTCGACGGCCGCGGCTAGGACGCCGATCCCTAGCCCGGTGAACGGGATCTTCGGAGCGTTCTTCTGGACGCCGAAAAGCCGCTCTTGGATCCTCGCGGCGATCAGATCGGAGGCGATCCGAAGATCGATGAACTCGCCGTTGGGGGTGCGTCCGTCGTAGAGGTACGGAGTCGACCGTGCCGACGTGTAATAGCTCGCACGCTTGGCCCTGAGGGCCGTGACTTGCGCCGACGTCAGCCGATCGGCGGAGTCCCCCTCGAGGGTCTTGTAAGCCGCGGTGTACGTCCCCGGGTCGTAGGACAGGATCACCGCGAGAGCCAAGAGGTCTCGGAATGTCGCCGTTCCCTGTTGGGCGTAGACGACGAAGCCGCAGTCATGCGCGAGCGTGATCAGATCCGAGGCGAGGTCCGTCGTGATCGCGCCGTCCGCGACCTCGGAATTCGTCGATCGGACGACACAGACGCGACCGTTCGCCTGGCACCAAGCGAACAGGGCCTTCGCCGCGGCCTCTCCGGCGATGTCCAGCGCGACCCCGTAGAACTCGAGCGCCGAGGACCCCTGTTCGGCCGCTTGCCCGATCGCCGCGAGGTCCGTAGCGAGGCCCGGATCTGCCGTGGTCTCCTCGACGCGGAGCTCCGCCGGCGGGGGCAGTTCCGACAGTTCGAAGAACGTCCCGACGATCCCGGTGACGGTGATCACTCCGAGGGACGCCGTTGCGGTAATGTCCAGCAACGGATCGATCAGCGCGGCGATCGCCGTGGCCTCCGCCGTCGTAGACGAGGCCGCGGGAACGGTCCGCGTGATCACCGTCGCGAGTCCGTTCTTGTCGGTCACGACGAAGCGGTAGACGTGGCCTTCGGTCGCGACCAACGGGGAGAGACGGACGATCATCGTCGGGGCGAGCGCGCGCCGGCCGATCACGATCCGTTGGGGCTTCCGTCGGAGGGCCGCGACCTTGGAACAGGCCCGGTACACCGGGTGATGCACCGGGACCGAGAGGGCATCGAGCTCCGAGATCACCGATGCGACGTCGAACACGCGGAGGCGTTCGGGCCACAAGGTATGGAACGCCAGGAACATCGGCGTTCCGAAACCCGCTTGGGACGGGAAGCTTGTCTCGCGGGTAATGTCCACGCGGAAAACGGCGTCGAGGTCGGACATGGTTCAGGTTCTCCGGAGGTAGACACGATCGATCGGGTCCACGGTTCGAGTAACGAGGGACATCGTAGCGTGTAGCCCGACGTCGAGGAAGGCCACGGAACGATCTCGGCCGTCGAAATTCCACGGGAGGGCGGACGGCCCCGCGAGGACCCTTCGGAGTCCTAGGCCGTTCGCCTCGAGGACCTCGGACCCCATCGGCGAGCCTAGGCGCGCGGAGAGCTCCGCGAGCAGGATCAGCGGGACGTCGGACACCGTCGGGGAGAGGCAACGGACCCGCGCGGAGAGTTCCACGGCCTCCGTGACGCGTTCCTCGAGGTCCGGTGAGAGGCCCGGCGGGTCACCGTGGGCCGCTTCGTCCTCGGGGAGCTCGACGTAGCGCACCGCTGGGCGTACCGCGATCGGCGCGGAGGCCAACAGGGAGACCTCGATCCACGCGGACGGCGTCCCGAAGGTCCGCGGAGTCCCGTCGCGATAGACGGGGACGTCCACGAGGGCCCCGAGGGCGGAGACGAACCGTGAGAGCGGGGACGCCGTCACCGGACGCGCCCCCGGATCGCCGCGCGCTCCTGTCCGGTGTTGATCCTCGGGACGGAGGACCCTTTCCGGGCGATCGTCGCCGGGGAGTTCGGCGGGGGTACCCCGGCGGCGTACCTTTCTTGGATCTCTCCGGCCGCGACTTGCGCGACGACGTCCAGCGACTGCGCGATCGGAACGCCCTGCTTGAGGCCCGCGGCCGCGCGGTCCCTCATGAGGGCGACGAGTTCCGTCCCGCGTTGGTCGGCGTACACTGAGATCACCGGACGCGCTGGAACGCCTAGGCCGAACTCATTAATCTCCGCGACCTCCGCGATCGTAGGGCCCTGGGCTTTCCCCGCGGCCCCCTCTTCGGAATGGATCCCCACGGTGACCACGTGACGCGACCTCGCGGAGAGGGCCTGCATGACCTTCCGGTATCCCCGATCGACGTCCCTGGTCACCATGATCGCATCCCGATCGCGGCGACGCCGCGCATCCGATCGAGCTGGACGGAGTACGTTGTCCGCGCATCGTCGCCGGCGATCCGCGCCTCTTGCGCGTACGGCGACAACGCGAGCAGGTGCGCCGTCGCGAGGCCATGCGCGACGTCAAGGCGCGTCCCGAACGTATCGGCGTCGACGTGCTCGAGCGCGTCCGCGAGCGCCCGATCGATCATCGCGGGGGGTGCCGCGAGGAACTCCGGGTAGGTCTCGAGGAAGCGCTCTCGGGAGATCATCGGGGCACGAGGTCCACGGGAGCCGGCGGAGTCGAGGTCATCGCCGCGGAGACCCCGGCGGGCAAGAGTTTCACTTCGCCGGATTCGAGCGCCGCGCGATCGTCGTCGGAGAGGCCGCGCTTCGCGCGTGCCAAGATCGCCGCGGGGTCCGCGCCGAACTCGATCCCCGTACCCTCGCACTTCTTCGCGAGGGCCGGCGTGAACGTCTTGATCTCGACGTGCGCCAGCGGGGGGATGCGGAAGCCCTCGATATAGATCAGTCGAGCGGAGGTGTTCACGGCGTAAACGGCCTTCTTCGTGTCGGTAGTCATCCCGTCACCGTAGCACGAAGGCCCCGCGGAGGCGATCCGCGAGGCCTTCAAGTGCGTCCGTGCGCGCTGGATCAGTTCGCGCCGTCGAGGATCCCGTCGATGTACAGCCCGGCAAGGGGCCGTTGCCACACCGACCCTCCGAAGCGCGCCCGGAAGTAGTGCTCCATGGAGAAGCCCTGGAGTTGCGGCGCGAGCTCCTCATAGTCCACGGGGGCGATCTGTCGGACGACCGACGGATCGCGTCGGTAGAGGACCATCCGGGGGCCGTCCGAACCGGCGTCCGCGAGGGCGCACTCCGGAGTGATGACGAACTCGATCCCGTCGCGCTCGCGGAGGTAGTCCATCACTGACATGGACTCGTAGATGCTCGCGTTCTTCGTGCGCATCTGCGTCGCGATCGCCGGGCTGATCATCATCACGTAGGGCGGGGGGTGCCGCTCTTGCGACTGCTCTTGGATGACCGCCTGGAAGCGGCGAACGTCCTGGATGATCTGCGCGCCCGTGGTCGCGCCAGCGTCCCAGTTCCCCGTGTAGCCCGTGGTCACGAGGGGGACGCTCGAGTCGTTCAAGAACCCGGGGATCCCCAACGTGGCGTCCCCGCGGAGCTGCGTACGCTCGCGGAGCTGCTCGATCGACTCGAGCGCCGTGCGCGCGTTCTCCGCGTCCAGGGAGACGCCGGCCATGTCGCCGGCCTCCATGTCCTGAAGCGAGGAGAGCCACATGCCGCCACCGTCGCGGATCGGAGTCGTGTACTCCGTCCCGACCACGGAAACGTTGGGGAAGTCCGTCGCGTAGTTGCTGAGCATCTTCGCCGCGCCGACCGGAGTCATGCGACGCCACGTGTACGTGCGAGCGCCTCGAGCGACGCCCCCGGCGACGGGGACCGCGCGGCGGTTCACGTACTGCGGGAACTCGTCGCGAACGAGCTCGGCTTGCACCTGCTCGAGCTGGCGCGAGAAAAGGACGCTCTCTTGCGCGTCCGCGCGAGGGAACGCCGTCTGGTAGATCTGCGCCACGAGGCGATCACGGACCGCCCGGGGCAGGGTGTAGATCTTCGGATCGAGGCTCATGATCAGGTTCCTCCGAGGTTGACGTAGAAGAGGCCGAGCCCGCCGATCCCCGCGCCGACGATGCATCGAACGCCGATCGCTCGATCGTTGGCGTCCACGACGTTCGTCAGGAGGCCCGCGTTACCGCCGGTCACGATCCACGACAAGGTAGCGTTGTCCGCCGGAGCGATCGCGACGGGGCACGTGAGCCAGATCGCGCCGCGCCGAAGGAGCGTGACCTCCGTGTTCTGCGGAAAGTCCGGCGTCGAACGCTCGCGCATCGGCTGACGGATCACGATCCCGTCGATGAGGGCCGAGTCCGCGTCCGCGGCGAAGAGTTCGCAGGTTCTCCCGGCGACGCTTCCACGGCGCACCGCGCGGCCGGTGTTGACGCCCGCGGCGGTCGCGATCACGCGGGTGATCGCCGATTCGATCGGGCCTTCGAGCATTCCTGCGGCGGCGACGGCCATCGAGGACGGGATCACAGTTTGTCCGGGCATCACGCGCCCCCTTTCTTGTTCGCGCGGGCCTTGCGCTCAGCAAGAGCGGCCGCGATCGGATCGTCCTCGGAGTCCGTCCGAGGTGCGGGACCGTGGCGAAGTGCCTCGATCGAGTCTCGCGCGACGTCCGCCTGAGACGGGCTTCGCGCGGGGTCCGGCGTCGGTGCGGGCGGTTTCGCGTCCGCCGCGGGGGCCGGAGGCGAGGGGGCCTTCGCGCCGCCCGTCGCGACGAGCATCGCGACGGCCCCGAGGAGGTAGTCCGAGCTCTTGCCGGCGGTGTCGAACTCAGGGGCCGCCATCTTGAGGATCGAGGCCATGACGTCCTCGGTGGACGTCGCCGCGGCCGCGGGGTCCGCCGCGTCGAGACGCCGCGGATCGCCGGTCATCGTACGCAGCGTGGCGATCATCGAGGCGCGGACGTGCGCGTCACGCTTCGCGTTCGCCTCGAGGGAATCCGCGCGCTGGCGTTCACGTTCCGCGCGAGCTTCGAGCGCGCGGACGTGCTCGGCGGATCCCTGGACGACTTCGAGGCCGTCGATCTTGATCATGGTCATGTCTGGGATCGTGGCAGGATCCGCGGCGTCGAGCAAGATCCGCACGTCGGGCCCCGCGCGGCCCTGTCCCGCACGCAACAGGGCAAGATGATTGTAGCGGATTCTCCGCTGGATCCCGTCGTACGGCTCACCCTCGGGGGTCGTCCCGGGGGTCGGATCGTAGTCCGCGAGGTATCCCGCCGAGACCTCGCGGCCGATCTCCTTCGCGAGGACCCCGCCGACGGCGTCCGCGTCCGAGACGACCACTGCGACGCGGACGAACCGCGGATCCTCGGGGTCCACTGCGCCTGCCCCGGAGACATGACCGACGGCCTCGGCGGACCACGTCGACGCGGTGACCAAGGATCCGTCCTCGGGGTGCGCCACGGTGACGGGGACGTCCGCCCACGTCGCGAGAGACTCCGGCGCGTGGACTTCCTCCGGGGGGCGATATTCGCGGCGCTCCGTGCCGTCCGCGAGGCGATAGACGAGGACCCCCGTACGAGTCGATCGCGCCTCGAGGCGGACGCCCCCGCCCGTCGTCGTAGTCCACTGGTCGGTGCGCTCGAGGCGATCGACCCTCGTGATCTCTTCCATCGCCCTAGTCTAGTACGGGGATCGCGACGCAGCGACACTGAAAGTCGCCGCCCGGATGGTGCCTGTTGCCCTTCGCGTCCGTGATCGGACCGTCCCCGGACCACTCGAAGATCTGTCCGTCGAGCTCCGCGTGTCGAGGGCGGACGCGCTCGTCCCGCGACGTGGACCACTTGTAGCGTCGGATCCCCGACTGCGTCTGTCGGGCCTTCGTGACTTGCCCCGAGAGCTTGAGAGTCTGATCACGGGCCAAGAGATCGGCGTGCCTTCGTGCGACCCCGAGGCGATCCTGGATCTCACGGCGGACCGTCTCGACGCGCGCGCCGCGGCGCTCCGCGTCCACGAGGAGATCCCGCAGTGAGGCGACCTCGGACCGTGCGAGGGTTCGAATGAGTTTCAGGTTCTCCCGACGGAACGCCGCGACCCTCCGCCGCGTCACGAGATCCGAAAGGTCCACCGTCGGGAGCCTCGGGAGGCCCAATTCCCGAAGGGCGCGACCGACGTCGAACGCGGCCCCTTGCTCGGTCGCGACGGCCGATCGATCGATCTCCGTCACGAGACCCCGAGAGGTGACGGAGGTCTCGACTTGCGCCCGGAACGCGGCGACCTTCGCGCGGATCCATTCCGAGGCGTCCGCCCGTGATTCGTACGCATCGGCGAGATCCTGCCAGGGCCATGAAGCGACCAAGGCACGATAGACCCGCAACAGGCGCGGGAGGCCCGCGACGCGACGCTCGGTCACGACGCGCGCCAAGTCCCGCGGTAGGCGATCGCGCCGGACGCGTCCCGCTCGACGGCCCATTCACGCTCGACACCGCACAATGGGCAACGGTTCGACCTTCCGTGAGGGCACCGATCGGCGCCGAGCTCGGACATTCTCACGGCGAGCACCGACGGGGCGGAGATCGCCGGTTCGGCTTCGTCCGTCGCGACGTCGATCGGATCGTCGAACGTCGTCGGCGGTTCGGCGACGCCGGTCCGGATCTCTTCCGGGGTCGCGAGGCCCGCATTGACCCGAACGGCGTCCGTGTCCGCCTCGAGCTTCCGGAGTTCGGCGAGTTCCTTCGCCGTCGGTTCCCGCATCGGGGGCCACTCGTTCACGGCTTCGGGCCAGCCGATCGAGAGAAGGCGCGCCAGCGGCTCGTCCAGCGTATCGCGTCGCCACGCGGTGACTTCTTCGTCCCATGTCCCGCGCGAGGCCTCGCCCGTGGCATTGAGTCCGCCGGGCGAGTCTCCGAAGAGGATCTGCACGGGGATCCGAGACTCCGCCGAGACGCGAGTCATGGCCCGATCGAGGATCTCCGGGAGCCCGGCGAACGAAGGCGAGACGTACTGATACGTTTCACCTTCCTCAAGCAGGGTGATCCCCGCCGCGGATCGACCCATCCGGAGGGCCGCGGCGCGCGCCGCGACGAGACGGGAATCGGTCGACAGTGCGTCCAGCAAGTGCTTCATCGTGAGGACCCCTTCGGAGGCCCGTTGCACGAGTGCACCGACGGAAGCACAGGCCGCGGCGTAGTCCCGGAGGGAGCCCCAGCAAGTTTCGAGGACGGGGACGTCCCATCCGTTGCGCCGGTCGCGTTCATCGTCCGTGGTTTCGATCCCCCGGACGACGAGGACCCTCGATCGGTGGACGGTGAACCCCCCGCGCCCGCGAACTCCGCGGAGGATGCGGAAGCGCTCGCAGTCCTCGAGATCGCGCCAAGCGCCGACACGATGGACGTACCTGCAGTCGTAGACGCGAAGCCAACGGACTTCCCGAGGGCCGGGCGCCATCGGTTCCGAGGCGGGGACATGAACGTCATCGGTGCCCACGACGATCACGGCCCCGCCGTGGAGCCTCGCGAGTTTCCCCGCCCGAGCGAGCGCCCCGAGGGCGCGGACCTTGGCGAGGCCCGCCGCGGTCGCGGGGTCCGTTCCGAACCCGCGCCGAAGGGCGTGATCGGGGAACGAATCGACGATCGCCCTGGCGATGCCCCCGCCGTTATAGATCGATTCGAGGACGTGCTCCCCGAGGATCGATCCTCCGGTCCACGTCATCGAGGACGCGGCGTCCGTCGCGCCCCCGAGGCCCGTTGCGAGGTTCTCCCATGCGTCCGCGCGAGTATTAGCCACGGCCCAAGAGTGCCATGAGACGGGCCGTGTAACCAGCGCCGCGCGACAAGTAGCGAAGCGCTTGGCTCGCGGCGTCGATGTCGTCGTCCCTCGCGATCCGCGGGAAGCGTGGCCACTCCCGGCGCATGCGCTCGACGTGAGGCCCGTCGATCACGTGGACTCTTCCGGATCGCCATAGCGGCGTCGTCCCGACGAATCGCGCCTCCTTCGAGCCTTCGGGGTTCACGAGTTCGATCCCGCCGACGGCGTCCCGTAGGACGTCCTCGCATGCGGGGCCGTTGGCCTTGTCCTCAATGAGGACCCTCGAGGCGGGCCACGCCGAGGAGTGTTCCGCGATCGTCGCGACCGTCTCCGTGAACGAGGCACGACGGAACACGGGCGGGGCCGCCATGAAAAAGTGGTCGTCCCTCGAGCGGATCCACCACTGGCCCGCGATCCAGTCCGAGGCTTCGTTGCCCTTGAAGGTCAGATCCCACGACTGGATCGCGGACCCGTCGGCGTAGGGGATCGAGTCCTTCGGGACGACGTCGATCCACGCGGGGTCGAACGAGGTTCCCTCGGTCCGGACGGGCCGTTGCTGATACTGCGCTTCCCATGTCCCTAGGAGGCGCAACGTAGATTCGAGCTCCGCGAGAACCGGTTCCGGGAACCGCGAGGGGAACAGCGGCTCGCCCTCCGCGGTACGGCGATCGCACGCCGCGGCCTCCGAATCGTGGACGTACCGCATCGGCAGTGACAGGCGCGACCATCCGGCGTCCACGGCGCGCGCGGTGACGTCGTCCGACGAGAGACGTTGGCCTATGATCAAGCGGCCGAATGTCGCGGGATCCGTGGTCCGGTTGCTGAACGTCGTGTTGATCGCGGTCCAGGCGAACTCAAGGTTCGCCGGACTAGCAAAGGCATCCTGCGCCTTATTCGGATCGTCGACGACCAGAGTGTGACAGTGCCATCCGGTCCCTTTGCCTCGGATCGACGTATTCAACCGTCCCCCGCCGGCGACGGTCACGAGGTTCCCGACCGCGGTCGGTCCGGGGGCGAGGACGTCACCCCAGTGACGGCGGTACCATTCCGATCGAAGGAGGCCCGCGAGGGTCCCGGAGTCCCTATTCAGTAGCGCGGCGTCATACGAGACGTAGATGAACCGATGCGACGGATCCTTGGACCAGATCCACGCGGGGTAGAAGACCCCGGAGAACAGGCTCTTTCCGGTCGCCGGGGGGACGTTGATCACGAGGTCCCGAGGCTCGCGACGGTGGAACGATTCGATCGCTCGACAGAGTTCCTCGAGGTGCCACGACCCCGCGAACGGCGTCCCGCCGGGGATCTCCGTGTGCCTCCACGCGAGGCGCGCGAACCGATAGAGGCTCGAAGCCGCGGCCGCTCGCGTGAGGTCCTCGGGGGTCACGGATTAACCCCGCGGAACATCCGGAAAGCGTCGGCGCGTGACCTCACGGGTACGCCTCTCCGCCATGTAGGCTCTTGGTACCCTGCCCACGGGTAGCGTCGGGCTAGCGTCGCGTCGCGCAATGCTAGGAGCGCACCGCGCCGATCGTCTGGACGCAGTAGGTACACCCATCGGTGTTTCGCCGCTTGGCGCTTCCCTCCGCGGGTCCCCGCGCCCGTGGGAGGGGGCCGTAGCACGTGCCACGTCGGTGCCCACCACCAATTGCAGGCCCGATACAGGGCGCCATCGTGACCGACGGACGGATCGGAGTAGCTCACTACCGTCGTGCACGTTGGCGCGTTCGAGCGGAGCCATTCGACGGCGGAGGCCCAATGCTGAGATCCAACGCCGCTGGTGATGCACCATCGGGAAAGCTCGAACCAGTCCGCGGGAAGCCGACGTGACGACGGGCCGGAGAAAGTCATTGTACAGCCGGGGGCCTCGAACACCAAGCGGGCCCGCGCCCCCTTGGCCCCGAGGTAATGCGACCGATCCAGCGAGAGACCCCAGTTCATGATGCGATAGTGTAGCGGACGACAGTATAAAAGCGGAAGCGCCCTTGGATCGTGTAGACCAGACTGCGCCCGTCGGCGGCGTTGAATAACTTGTCGGCGCGGACGTTCTTCTCTACAACTTCCATCTTAACGAGTCCCTTTCGGACGAGGCTCGCTGCGCTTACACGCGTAACCCCAACTAAACCAGCGGTACCCGCGGCCCTGATCCGGTCGAGCATGCACTTTTGATCTGTGGTGAGTTCCATGTGACTAATGTAATGCCAGACGTTTCAAGAGTCAAGGGTCATCCGAAGGACCCCGCGTAGAAGCGCCATCGGAACTCTTCCGTGACCGGGCCCGCGGGGGTCGCCCGGGTATCCGACCAGTAGATCTCCGCGACGATACGGAGTCCGAAAAGAACCACCAGCCGACTCGAAGCGGGCCCCCACGGGAAGATCGGGACGCCCTCTTGCTCCTCGAGGATGTCCAGCGCGTTCGTTAGGATCCCTACCCCCGAGGCAGGGGCGCGAACCTTGACGTTGCGAGTCGCCCCCGCGATCTCGGAGATTACGTGGATCTCGAGGATCGGGATCGTCACCGCGATCACGCCTTCGAGGTCCTTGGTTGCGTACATGGTCCCGTGACATCCGTCACCGTAAGAGCCCCACTTGGACTCGAAGTGCCGGATGCACGGCGCCCCCGATTCCCTGGTGAACGCCGGTTGCCCGCAGCGGTCGCACGTCGTGATCACAGGGACCCCCGCGACACAAAGAGGGCCGTCGATTCGGGCATCCCCGCGGCAAGGGCGACCGCTCGAAGGGTCGCGATACGGGGGCCGAGCTCGTCCGGGGAGACGCAAAGGACCACGGCCGACTCATGCTGTGGACAACCCCCGCCGAACAGGGGCGACTGTGGGATCGCGCCGATCATCGGAAGTTCCGACAAACGAAGGGTTTCCCGCGCGAGCTCCGCCGACGTCGCGGAACGGCCTTCGGGGGCCTGGCGGTCCCAGGCCTCCGTGAGGCGGACGATCTCCGCCGTTCTTGAGGTCCACCACTGGACGCGTCCGCCGATCCACAGGATCGGAAAGGTTGCCATCGGCGTACGCCAGCGGACCGACTGTGCGATCTGATCGACGTTGTAGGCCACATAGGCCGCACGATCGACCCCTGGCTCGTCCATCAGTTTGTCCCACCAGGGCCGCGACGGCGAAGGAGGGTTCAGCCAGACGTTGCCGCCCCAGGAGGTTTCAAGACCCCCCTCCGAAAGTCCCCGCTTCGCGTGCGACGTATGCTGCCCCGCGCACGGATCGAGGTCGAAGACCTTGATCCCGAGCAGGTGCGCCGCGGCGGCGACGAGCCACGGAGGGGTGTACCATTCCGATGTCTTCGGTTTCGCTTCGAGGTTCTTACCCACGGCGCGCCCCCTTTCGTCGGACGCCCACGACGGCGACCAAGCGAACGCCGGGGACGTCCTCGCCGCGTTCGAGGGCCGCGCGGATCTTGTCGATGTCCGGAGAGCAGAACTCTCGGGGGACCGCGTCCGGATCCTGGATCTCGAATTCCACCCTCCGGGTCACGGCGACGCCGGCGACGCCCTCGATCATCGCGGGGACGATCGCCCCCTCGTGGACCGCCGCCCTGGTCTCTTCGTCTCGGCGCGCGACGTACTCCGAGATCCGGCCCTTGATCGTCGTGACGGCACCTTCGAGGGCGTCCAACGCCGGACGAAACAGTGCGTCAACTTCGCGCTTCGCCTCGAGGAGCGGCTTCGTGATCTTCGTCCGCCGCGCGTCGAGCGCTTTCGCTTCTGCGCCGAGGTCCGCGACGACGCGACCGGCGAGATCAAGATCGTCCGAGGTCCGGATCTCGAAGGACGCGGACCACTGCGAAAGGGACAACGCGGCGTCCGTCTCGGGCGCGAGCTCCGCGGCGAGGGTCGCGGGGATCATACGTGGACCCCTTCCTCCGCAGCGATCGCGACCTCGAGCGCGCGGAACGCGTGCCGCTCGCGGATCTTCGCATTCTCGTACTCCGCGGGTTTCGCGCGGCTCTCGCGGACGTCCCGCAGTGTCAAGATCCGTTGACGGATCGCCTTCTGTAACTCTCGAAGGGCCTTCGTTCTGTCCATCGCCGGAACCTAAGGCGTCCGCCGATCCGGTCAAGCCTCGAGGACTTCGGCCCCCGACGAGTCGAACCCCGAGAGACGGAAACGGACGACGCCCGTTGGCCATCCTCCGGGGGGCGGGGACAGTGTCCCGCCCGCGAGGCCGACGGCCCCCGAGAAGGGCGCAACGGGGCCCGCGTCCGTCGCGGCGACCACGAAGGCCCCCGGACCGTAGGCAACCTCAAGGCGCCACGAGGCGACTCCCGCAACGGCGATCGTCAGAGGGCCGCGGCGTCCGAGGGACGCACTGGACGCCGTGCGCCGTCCCAAGGGCCCGCCCCAGAGTTCGCCCCACGGCGAGAGGCCGTCGCGAAGGGTCACAAGAGGCCCTTCGCGAGCTCGACGATCACCGGCGCGGCCGCGGCGACCGCGGCGACCGTACGTCGCGACGTGACGGCCTCGCGGCGGATCTCGGCCCGGAAGTCCGCCCTGAGTCTGGAGACCTCCGCGGAGAGCGCCCCGAGGACCCCGAGGATCCCGGTACCGCTTTCCATCACAGCGAGCTGCGCCGAAGTGTGGTCCCCCGGACGCGATTCCCGGGGGTCGATCACCGTGGGCGCGCGGCCGATCTCTTGCCGGACGAGGGCGAGCTCCCGCAGGACCCTGACGGTCAGGTGATCGATCTCCGTGTGCGTATCCGCACGATGTTGGAGGATCCGCCCTTCGAGCGCCGCGACGGCGAGGCGCGCGCCCTCGGAATGGTGCGCCGCACGGTCCGCGTGGACCGCCGCGCGTTCCACGGCCCGGGCGAGGATCTCGAGGCCATCCTCCGGGGGGAGCTCGCGGACGAGCCGAAGGAGTCCGCCGGGCGGGGTCTCTTCCTCGAGGCGGGGGGAGGTCACGGACCCTTCTCCGCCGCGAGGGACTCTACGATGGCGCGCAACTTCGCGCGCTCCGCGTCCGCGGCTAGGGCCTTGGCTCCGGTGGCTCCAGGTCGAGCCGCCGCCGCTGCGTCCGCGGCCGCCCGTGCGGACTCCTTCGCCGCGCTCCCGGGGCCCAGCTTCGCGCGCTGCTCCCCGATCGACCACACGGTGATCGGGTGCTCTTTCGGTTCGTCGATCCCCCGCGGGCCGCGATCAATCAGGACCATCCGGTCCATGTCGGCCTCTCCGACTCCGCGGCTGTAACCGTACGGGGCTGCTGCCTCGAAGTCTTCGGAGTCCTCGGGGAGGAGAACCGAGTACGGTCCGAACTCCTCGAAGCCTTCGGACCCTTCCTGCCACTGGATGATCGTCACCTTCACGTCAGCACCGCCTGAAAGATGTTTGCCACGAGTTCCGCGACCACAGTATCAGTGGAGTTCGTCACGACGCGGAACCGAATCGCGGTTCCGCTGAAGTCGATCACGACGTCCAAGCCCGTCTGTCCAGCGTCTTCGCCGATCACGGTCAGGATCGTGGTGCCGATCTGCGTCACCGTCCCGGCCACGTTCTTAAAGGCGGCGAGGAACCTGTAGCAGGCGCCCTGGTTGTCCGTGTCGTTCGCGAGCGTGAAGATCCCTTCCACCGTGTAGACGCGGTTAGTATCCGCCGTCCACGATAGGACCGTGGTCGTGGTCGCGGAGGTGATCGTCGCTCGCGCGTTCACGTCCTTGAAAGCGACCGTCGCGGACCCCGAGAAGATGGAGATCCCGTTCGGTTGCTGAACGTAGAGCGGGACGGCCCCCGACGTCGAGAGGAGCAGATAACCCGCGGTCGCAGTCACCGTAAGTGCTGCGTTAGGAATGATGCTCACCGAATTAGCGGAGGCCCCGTTAGGGCCCCCCATGACGATCGTATCCCCGAAATTCTGGCATTGCATAAGGACTCCGCCGGCGGAGTTCTGCCGGACTTGCCATACGCGCGTGCCGTTGTACTCCAACGCGAGGGGATCCCCGACGTTCGAGACGGTGGACCCCGGATCCACGATCACGCCCCCGCCGAGGGCCGTATTCCCCGCCGGCGCGCGCAACCTGAGCGCTCCGTTACGCGAGCCCGAAGCGCCCGCTTGGGATGCGATGGTCGTATCTGCTCCGATTCCCACGGCGCTCGCTTGCCAGTCGAGGGCGAAACTCGTGCAGAAGTCCTGCACTCGGACGCGCGCGGCCGCTCCTACGGTGCAGACCGCGACCGAGTTCCCGCCGACCGCGTCCGCGATCGTGAGGGTCGGGGTCCCGATCGTCGTGGCGCCCCCCGCGACCGTCGTCGGGGCTGCCGCACGACCGACGGAAACGCTCGTGGCGTTCGTTGCGCCGACGGTGACGGCCCCTTCGGTGTCGAGCGTCCCGTCACTGAGCGCGAAGGACGCATCGATCTTAGCCCAGTTGCGATCCCATACCGCGCCGAGGCCGCGAGCTAGGCCGCGCTCGTCGGATCGCTCTTGGTACGCGATCCGGTCGACTCCTGGGATCTCGACACCGGTCGCCGTCCGCGAGACGTGAACCACGCGGGTCGTGATCGTCGTGACACCCGAGGTCACCGACGTCAGACGGACGCGGTACGCCCGGCGGCCGACCGTCGGGGTGAACCCCGAGACTTGCGCCGTTGGCGTAGTCAGTGCCGGGGGACTTCCGTCCGTCGCGTCCAACATCGTCCATAGGTACGAGTCCGCGGCCGGCGCCGTGAGAACGACGGGGACGGAGGCCCACGCTTCCTCGAGGGTGCCGTTGACCGGTGCCGTTCCGGCTCCGCCGGGCTGTGCGATCTGCATGATCCGGAAGGGTAGCTAATCAGAGACGGCCGAGCAATCGCAAGCCGATCCCGATCGCGTCGAGCGCATCGGGGCCGCAGTCCCCGGCGATCGTCCGTTCCGTCGCCGTGAGGGCCCCGAGGATCCGGCGATGGTGGATCGCCTTGGGCACGGAGCCCTTCCACTGCGCCGGGGTCACCGCGTCCACGGATGTCCCCGCGGTCCGGTACAGCGCGACGGCGAGGCCCGCACGGTACGCCAGGGTCACGAGATCATCCGGCGTCGCCCGGACGCGCCCCGCCGTTCGAAGGACAGGGCGCTCCCAGACGACCCTTCGGGCGCGGCGCGGGGGTACCCAATCGGAGGTCTCGATCGCGACGGTCCCGACGGCGACTAGCGCACCGACGGGGGGATCGTACGCGGAGGCCGTCCAGACCACGGACCATTCTGCGATCCCGGTCTTCGCTCCGGGGTCGATCGTCACGAGATCGATCACGGGGCCCCCTCGAAACAGATCCGGATCTGCATAATCGCCCTGGGGTTCCTCGTTGGGCGGATCCCCCCGAGCAGGAACGGGAGGCCCGTACGCCAGACCCACGCGGCGCTCGCGTCCCACGGAGTCGGGTACCTCGAGGCTAGCGTTAGAGTTCCGTCTTCGAGTTCGCACCAAGATCTAGTCACAGGGGATCAACCTTCCTCGATCGTCGTGCTTCGGTTCTGCGCCCTTCGACAAGGCGCGCGCGAGGGCCGGGACGGCCTCGATCTTGACGTGCTTGCACCATCGCGCGCCGGCCGCGATCATCTCCTCGCGGAGGGCCTCCGCCGCTTCGTGCGCCGTCGCTTCGGGGGCGATCATGTCGATCTCGTCGTGGACGAAGTTGACCACGCGGCACCCCCCGAGGACATCGCCGGCGCGGTCCTCGTAGCAGCGGCGAACGACGGACCTTAGTGCGTCGTGCGCGATGTCCGCCGCGAGACCCTGAAACATCGTATTCGCCCCGTCGGTGAAGCCACAGCCGCCGCGGAGGCGCCCGGAACGAAGTTGCTCGAGGGGTTGCCGCGCCTCCGTGGTCGAACGGATCCTTTCGAAGTACGGCCCCATGGTCCACCGACGGAGCCACGCGTCCCGGAGGTCCCTCGCGGCGTCCAGCGACAGGGTGATCCCCGTCGATGCTCGGACGTAACCGACCATCGCGCCTGCACCGAGGCCCCCGGGAAAGCCAAAGTTCGCGCCCTTCGCGATCTGCCTGTGGTGCTTAATCTCTTTGTCCCCTGCCGCGAGGCGATCCTTTGCGTCCTGGTATGAGACCCCGAGGAGCGTCGCGGCGAGATCAAGGTGGACGTCGAGGCCACCGTTGATCGCATCGGCGAGGGGACTCGAGCCGAACCATTCGCACTGCACTTCGGCGAGCGTCCGGAGCTCCAGTGTAGAGTAGTCGCAGATCACGTACACGTACCCCGCCGGCGCGCGGAAGCACTCGCGGACGCCCCCTTCACGTCCGAGGTTCTGGATATTCGGATCGCTCGAGGTCGCGCGCCCGGAGGCCGCGAGGCCGAAACGCGTATGGCAAACCGTTCGCCGGAGGATCGGGAGATCCTTGGAAAGGCGGGCCTTAACCGCGCCGATCTGTCCGTACGCGCGCATCACGGGATCGTGACACCGGAGACAGGCATCTTCGGAGAGGCTCACCGCGCCGGACGGCGTCCGCGGGACCTCGAGGCCCTCCGCGGCAAAGACGGACTCGAGGCGCGCGGACGCGGCCTTCGTGTCTCGCGATTCGTCGCGACGCATGAGGCCCGCATCGACAAGGGTCCGGGCGAGCTCGGCGAACCGCGCACGGGTATCCTTCTCCCACCGATCGACGGACGGCGCGTGCGGCTCGAGCCCCCATGCCGCCACGAGGTGCCGCGCGAAAGCGGAGGCCGTTTGCCGATCCTGGTCCGCGAGGAAGTAAGGATAGTTCTCTTGTTCTAGGTACACGGCCCGCGTCGCTTCGACGTCCGCCGCGGGATAGGCAAGGGCCTCCGCGGGCCACTGATCCAAGGGGACCCCGTCGAGCTCAGCGTACCGTAGGCGCCACGTATCGGGGCCCTTATCGAGGTCCCTCCCCGTGGCCCTTTTGTAGCACGCGTCCAGTGCATAGGACCGCTTCACGCCGACCCCGTAGCCAATATCGAGAAGTTGCTGGCGGATCATCGTGTCACGAACGCGACCCGTGGCGTACGCGTCGAAGATCTCGAAGACGAGATCAGGGCGGGCCTCGAGGAGGCAACCCATATCGAAGGCGATGTTATGCCCGACGATCATGACATTGGGATCGAGGACCGCGGACGCCAACGCGGAGGCCCCGAGGCTAACGGACCCGGGGCCCTCTTGTCTGGCGTACGCGGTACAGACGATCGGAGGGGCGAGCTTCCGGGGGCCGATAAGGTGCGTTTCACAGTCGAGGAAGAGAAGCATAGACGGGCCTCCAATCGAGCCCAAAACGCGCAGCAAGGCCGCACGCTGCTGTAGCAGCCACGAGCGGAACCTGGCCGTTTCCAAGGGCGCGCAGTCGGTCGCCCCCATGGGCCATCCCATGAGCCACTCGATCCAAGTCGGGTTCAGCGGCCCACGGGTCCCAGTCTGGATCCATACCTCCGTCGCGAGGCCGTTGCCGCTCCGCTCCGTGAGGCCCGCTCGGTTGTAGTTCCCCTTGACCGTCGGGGTGGGCCACATGTCCCGCCTCGCCATGGTCGAGAGCGACGGAGCGCCCGCCGTGCGAAACGTCGAGCCGTCGCCCCTCTTGCCGTTGTTGCGCGTGCCGTACGTCGAGGCGGTCGGGGTGGGCAGCAAGGATCCAGATTCGATTCCGTCGGTGCGGAGCGCCAACGGCGGACGCGGAGAGACAAGTCCATTCCGCATCGAACCCGAGAGCGGCAAGGTCCCGAAGGACTCGATCGAGACCCCGTCCGCGGAGGGCGGGGGAGTTCTCAATGAGCGCGAACGCCGGTTCAGCTTCGCCGATGATGCGTGCGAACTCGCGCCACAACCCCGATCTTGCGCCGTCGAGTCCTCCGCCTCTACCTGCGAGAGAGACATCCTGACAGGGGAACCCTCCGGTGATGACGTCGACGCGTCCACGCCACGGCCGCCCGTCGAAGGTGCGCACGTCGTCGTGGATCTCAACCTCGGGGAACTTCGCACGGAGGACCTTCCGACAATACGGGTCGATCTCGACGGCGCAAGCGGAGGACCATCCGAGGATCGCACCCCCGTACAGTCCACCGCCGGCGCCGGCGAAGAGATCGAGAGTTCTCACACTGGAATCAGCGAACCGTCGAGGGCAACGCGGAAGCCCTCGGGGATCGGTCGGATCTTCCCGTCGGCGAACCGATGATAGCCCGGGGGGACCGCGACCGGGGCCGCGACCGGCGCGGGGACCGCGACCGGCACGGCGGCGGGGGCCGCGTCATCGGAATACCAGCGGAGACGAAGGTACGTCTTCGCGGGGTCTTTCTTCGTCGCGTGCGACGTCGCCTGGACGCGGACCTTTCGGCCGGCTAGCGGATTCTGCGCGCCAACGGCAAGCTCGAGACTCGAGGCCGCGGCCGCGCCGTCGATCGGGAGTCCCGTCGCGGCCAAGAAGGCCACGATGTCCGATCGTGCGCTCTCGGGGTAGGGGGCCCTCGACACCCCTTGGTAGTAGTCCACCGTTGACCCCAGGGGGTGGGTCACCTCGTCCGGCGACTCGAGCACCAGAAGCGAGGCGATGAACGCGCTACCGGCGCGGGGGTCTTCACGCCACTTGCAGCGGACGACCTCGAGACGGTAGAGGCCCGGGACCATGAGGTAGGTCCCTTTTTCGGAAGGCTTGACGTTGGCGAACTCACTGAACATTCCCATGACATCCTTCTTTCTATGACTGTGACGGTAGCGGAAAGGCGAAATCTGCGGACAAGATCGCTTGATCCTGCCCTAGTGTCGAGGCCGTAAACTGCGCATCCTTCAGCGCCCCGTCAAGGGCGATCCAGTCCTCGGGACACGCGAGGAACCAACGCGCGCGGATCTCGTCGGCGGGTTGCCCTTCGCGACGGACGCGGCCGATCGTCTGCTCCACGGCGACGGCCGTCGTCGGTGCGGCGACGTAGACGAGCCGCGAGAATTGCCGTTGTAGGTCGAAACCCTCCTTCACGCTATGGATCGATGCGATCGCGTGCCCACGATGGTGATCCATGATCGACCTTCCGCGGCGATCGCGGGCCTCCCGGGAGTAGAACGGCGCGCCCGTCGCCGTCGCGAGGGCCTCCCCGAGCTCCCTATGCTCCACCCAGACGAGGGCCGGCGCGGGTTCGCGCGCGAGGTGATCCGCGACGGCCCGGACGGCGTAATCGGAGAGCCATACGGCCCGGGTCCTGGGAACGAAACTGTCCCGGATCCGTTCCCACTCCGCGAGGGCCCCGACCGCGTGCGGATAGTGCCCCTCGCGGATCGCATCGACCACGGCGGAGGGAACATGGAGTCCCCGGCGGTTCTCCCGGAGGATCTCTTGTACCGCTTTGCGGTAGGCCCGTCGGGCGATCTTCCACTCGAGGGGCGGGGGCGGGTCCCAGACGTAGCAGAAGCCCCGGGCTAGTTCCCTATTGTGTCGCCAGAGGGCGACGGCCTCCTCGAAGATCTCTCCGTCCGGGGTCTCCCATGTATCGCGGATCCGTTGCTGTGCGTGACGGATCTCCGCGGGGACCTCCGGTGAGAGGGCCTCCACAATGACCGGTAAGTCCACGGGCGGCTCCGCCGCGGTGACGATCCCGGGGCAGGAGACGAAGCGCCGGCGGAACGCGGACCTTGCCGCGTTGACGTCTTTCGCCTCGAGCTCCGCGGGATCCATGAGGGCCTCGAGTGCGCCGACCTCCGGTTCGTCCTCGTCGTCCTTCCGCCGGCGTTCATCGAGGACGTTCGCCCACGACCGCACTGCGTGGAAGTCCACGGGGACCGGCGTACCCAAGCGGAGTGCCCACTGTGCGACGTGGGCGAAGTCCAGGATCGATCGTTTGCTGACGGTCCCCGTCAGGGCAACGAACGCCGTCGAAGGGGCGTGTCGCATCCACGCGCCCACGACCTTCGTGACCCCGGCCCGGGTGTTCTTGAGATAGTGCGCCTCGTCGGCGACGATCATGGTCGGCGCGAATTGTCCGAGGATCTTCGCGCCGTCCCTTTGTCCGAGTCGCTGATACGTGAGGATCCGATAGAAGCCCGGGATCTGCCAATGCACGGAGAGCGCACGATGAGCGCGGCGGGTCTTCTCTTCGAGGGCCGCCGGCACTAGGAGCAGCGGACGCGCCGCGCGTTCGGGGAGGACCCTCGGAGCGAGCAGAGAGATCAACGTCTTCCCGCCGGCGACTCGGACGGGGACGAAGGCCCCTCCGTGCTCCGCGATCTCGATCAGGGCGCGTGCCTGGACGCCGCGGAGACGCTGCTCCCCCGACGGGGTGCGCAGGATCTCCGTGAGCTCCGCCGCTAGGTGCGCCTCGTCCTCGGGGAGCATCGGTTCCCGTCGTGGGATCGCGAGGATCCTCGAGAGGTCGCGATCCCACTGCGGCGGTGACTGCCATGCGCGCGCGGCCGACGCTCCGATCATAGATCGTCGTCCCTTCTGGGGATCTCCGCGAGAACTCGCGCGACCATGCGTTGCGCCGGCGGGAGGACCTCGAGGGCCCGAAGTACCTCGCGATGGGCGTAGGCGCGCCCGGCGAGCGTCCCGCATAGGAACGACGCGGAGGCGACGGCGACCACGACGATCGCCGTCGCGGGGACCACGAACGCGAGCGCCGCGCCGGCGAGGCCCGCCGCGATCACCGCGAGGACCTCCCGCGCGTTCACAGGACACCCTCGGCTCGAAGGATCTTCTTGAGTGCGGCGATCGCCGGGCGCTTGCCGTCGTGGATCTTCCAAAGAGCTTCCTCGTACGCCTCTTTTGCGACGTAAGACCATTTCGAGCGCTTCGGCAGACGCCCCCGGGCGGGGAGTCCGAGCTCCGCGCGGAGGACCGTCGCGGCGCGTCCGAGGGCCCGATCGCGAGGCCCGGTCACGACGTCACCCGAACCACGAGAATCTCCGCCCCGTCGATCACCATGCGGAGACCGTTGAACACGAGTTCCCAACCGTCCGCCGTGGACGGCCCGTCCGATGTCCCCGTCGCCGGCGCGGCCCCTTCGGTGGCGGTGACCTTCCGCGGGCGGCCGGGTCCGCGCTTCGCCGCGGGGGCCTCATCGGCCGGCGGCGGTGCGGGGGGCGGAAGCGGAACGGCGATCACGTAGGGCCCCGTCCCGGGATCCGTTTTGTGCTCCCAAAGGTGCCCCGCCGGGGCCTCCGGAAGTGCGCCCTGGGGTTGGATCCCCCAGCCGGAGCCATCGGCCTTCGGGATCCAGACGAACCCCTCGGGGCCCTGTCCCGGGGGGATCGTCAGGTTCGCGGCCGCGGGGGCCGGAGGGTTCACGCCGCGAAGTTTCTGCAATTGGTCTTGGATTCCCATAAATGCCATCCTTCTTCGTTCTGGTGTGAGATCGGTACAGTGGTCCTGATAGGGACATCCACCGTAACGACTGCATTCCTCGGGGTTCGGCGCGAGTCCCATCGGATCCGTCTTGTCCCGTCGGAGCTGAACGAGCCGTTCCGCGTCAGTGCGGATCGACTCGACAGCCGCCGCAACATCGTCACGGCGGAACGTCGTGTCAACGGGGAGTGCGCTGGGCCGCTCAGGGGTCCTCCGTGTGTAGACCCACGTCGCGCGGACCTCGGGGACGTCGTGGCGCTCGAGGTGCGAATGGGCGTAGAGTAGGGCCTGGACGTCCGTCCGAAGGGTCTCGGGGGTCTTCGCGTACAGGAGGTTCCCCGTGGTCTTGAGATCCCAGAGACGGCCGGGGGCCTCCGCGTCGATGAACCCGTGAAACTGTCCGTCCAGGGTCGTCCAATGTACTTCGGGCGAGGCTTCCCCGTAGCGCGGGAGATACGCGAGGGCGGGCGTCAGGATCCGCCCTTCCCGGGAGTGCAGATCGGTGCGGCCGGTCGTGAGGTACTCTTCGAGTACGGCGTGGATCCGGGTCCCTTCTTCGGCCGCGGGGGTCGACGTCCGCGGGAGTCCTGCGATCGCCGTCCACGCCCACTTACGAAGGCACCCGCGGGCCGTCTCGAGGGCGGAGGCGGAGATCTTTCCGCGGCACGTGCAACGAGGGCCCTGATTCATTGTCCTAGTCGCCTTTCGTACTCTGCGGCCGCGGCCGTGACGTCGGTGTCCCAGCCTACTTCACGGACCCACGCGCCGATGCGCTTCGGGTCGATCTCCCATTCGCCGCGGAGGTTCGGCCGGCCGTCCGCCGCGAGGACCCTGACGGCGTCCGTAAGATGTTGCACCGTCGGACGTTGAGCCCCCGGGAGATACTGGTCCCACGCCTCGTGCACGTGCCGAAGATAGATGCGGATCCGGCCGTCGGCGACGTAGCACGATCGCGGGGTTTTTCGTGCGCGTTCCGGTTGCGTCAGCCAGGTGCAGACCCATCGGCAGAGCTCCGAGCGGACCCCGCCGCGGATCGCGAGGGTCTCCGCGAGGGCCTCGCTGCGTTCGGTCACGAGCCAGAAGCGTCCCCGCTTCTCCCGTACGAGGTACCGCGCGAGGAACGCGACATGCCCGGCGAAGGCGTCGACGATCGCGGGGCCCCTCGAGGGATCCTCTTCTAGCCACTTCGCCGCACTGCGGGAGACCTCGAGGTGATAGAACCTTTCGGCGAGTGCGTGAACGTCCTCGGGCGTCATATTGGCATCGAAGGAAAGGACGCGCGCCGAGTTCGCCGCGACGACGAGACGAATACTGCCGATGGCTTCGACGTCCGGTAAGTACTTCCGGCGGATCGTGTGCTGCCTCGCCTGGATCAATTCCCTCAGGACGGCCGTTGCGTTCTCGCCCGATCGGAGGGTCGGAAGCGCTTCGTCCGCGAAGACCAAGGGACATCGGAGGATCCCGCCGTTGTAGTCCCCGAGGACGCTACCGGCCCGCGTGGGACCGTTGGAGCCCCATAGGGTACTCGCGGCCGTCGCGAAGAGCGACTTACCAGCGCCTCGCGGCCCCGTCAGGACCAGTGCAACCAAGGGCTCGCGAAGGTCCGGCAACGTTGCTAGCCAGACGTCGACGTCGGCGCGCTGTCGGGGTTCGGGGACAAGGCGATCGAGGTACTCCGCCACCAGCGTGGACCACTGCGGATCACCCTGGACGGTCGCTTGGGCCTCCGCGAGACGGACCCGGCCGTCGCGGACGGTCACCTCCGTGCGCTCGCGCCCGAGCTCGATCGTATGCACGTCCACGGGGAGGGCGTACCGCGAGGCCAACTCATTGCGGGTTCGGAACTTCCCCTTCTCGTCCGTCAGGGTCACCGCGCCGATGCTCTCGGCGTAGGCAAGGTGCCTCCGAAGGGCGACGTCGACGGCGTCCTGCCCATAGGGGCCGCACCATCCGCCCTGGTCGCGGACCCAATAGGATGCGCCCACCGAGGAGACGACGATCCAAGGGAGGCCGTCCTCCGCGCTCGCGCGTGTGTCAAGCCACCGTCGCGCGGCGACGGCCTTCGCCGTGATGGCTTCGACGGTCGGTGCCCCGCGCCCCATGACGGCGAGGGACGGCGCGAACAACGGTGCCCATGTCTCGGGACGCACTTCGGGGGCCGCTTCAACGAGCCGACGGACGAGATCAAAGGTGGTCGTGTCCCTCTCGCCCTCCGCGGCGTACGGGTCACCTTTCGCGACGGCCGCGAGCGCTCGCCCGAGGTGCGCCGTCTGCGACCGTCCCGAGCGGGACCAGACCCGCGCAAGGGTCGTGAGGTCCTCGAGGGTCGCCGCGCGGGTCGGGGCCCCGCCACCACCGGGGTCAGGAAGGGTCCAAGGATCCAGCCCGGGTCCTTCCTGGGACCATGCGAACGGGGACCATCCGTCGGGGCAGGCCTCGGGGGGCGGACACGAGGGGAGGTAGTAGATGTGACTTGCGTCCTTACATGCCGGATCCGCATGGGCGGGGGCGACCGCGGCGACGATCCGGCGCCATGCGTCGCCCCACCGAGCCGGCGGGACCGGTTCGGCGAGGCGAACCACGGCCCGGAACTTCGTCCCCCCGGGGGCCGCGCCGGCGGCCCCGTAGGACGTATGCACGACCGCGGCGACCCCGAGGCCGCGGAGGCGTTCGATCGCCTCGCCGAGGGCCCGTGCCGGCGCGGCGTCCACGTCGATCACGGCGACGTGCACCGCGCGTACGTCCGCGAGGCGCCGCGAGGAACCCTCGAAGGGGCCCCACAAGGGGACCTCGCCCTTGGACCATGCACGGACCGGGGGGCCCGTAAGTGCGTCCCTGAGGCCGTCCCACGAGGTCTCCCAGGGCTCGAGGGTGGTCGCGGTGACGCTGGCGAATCGGGCGAGCAGCAAGGGACCCCGAAGGTGCGTCCTCGGGTCGTGGGTGTCAACCCCGGGGGTCGGTCAACACGATTCTGTCTCGCGCGCGCTCGCGCGTGATGTAATTCTTTGGTTCTGTCCGTTGCCAAACTGTAGGTATGTGTCCCACAACTTGCACAGTTTTTTCCCCCGCAATGGGTCGCCCTCGAAACGGCACTTTTCGGAGCTTGTTGATAATAGCGCCGGAAAGCCGAACGATCCCGAGACCTTGCGGAGTGACCATACATGATCGGTCAATAGTTACACTGTAACGTCCGCGGTAACAATTACCCCGGATCTTGCTAGGATAATTATGGGGTCCGTGATCAGTCCGGAATTACGCGTGTATTCTCGGACTAGACTATTGATAATGACCGAAAGTCAGTAGGAGTTTGCAGATCTGAAAACTCGAAGGAAAGTCTACTCGCGATCGACATTGTAATCTCGCGATGATCATTGTTCAGTGTGCCTTTAAGCGATCGGGGCATGACAGAATTGCAATTAACGGAATTACATTCGGAAAACTTTTTCGGCAGTGGTTCCGAGCACTTAGCTTCCGTATTGACCGATTGTAACAACGTTGTGACGCTGTACCGTAGCGGCGGATCCGGACAGGATTACGGTACGATGGGAGGCAAGTCCCGTGCCACAAAAGAAAAGGACCCCGCAAAAGCGAGGTCCTCCCCGGCCCGGGGGCCCGCCCCTCTAGGGGCGGATCACGGAGACCCCCCAGACGCCGTCAGGAGATTCCCCGAAAAAGTCCACGAAACCCCGGGATTCGGGGCCGCGGAAGCCCTCCCCCGAGATCTCGAAGGACTCATCGGCGCGGCGGCCGAGTGCCTTCGTTAGGCGATTGAATTCCTTCGTGGTCGAAGGATAGAAGGCGAAGTTCTCGCCCTTCGTTGCGCTGGTTCGGATGGCCGTGGCGACGTCGTTTTTCATGTCCCTAATGTAACGTCCGACATTGCAAAAGTCAAGCAAGTTTTTTCGGACCCCAGTCCGTGCTAGGATCTCGGGGTGAACCCCTGGGACCGATTCCCCGACGAGACCCGCGAGGAGCATGCCGCGTTCGTCTCGTGGCTCCTCGCTCCGCGACGGCGTCCGGCTCCGGTCCCCGATCGTCG